TCCCCAATAATGTTAACGTGCTCGCCGGCACCACGAAGACGCCCGGCGCCACCGCCCCACTCACCGCACTGCCCGCCAGCGTCACTGGGCTCATGCTGATCGCCTGCGCCACCGACCCCGGCTTCAGCGCCACCGCAATTACCAACCAGTCACGCGCGCTGTCCAGATCGTTCAGCTCGCCGATGTTAACCGCGCCAGGCGAGGCGACATCTTGATACCACACCGAGGCCGTTGTCAGATCGCCGCCAGCGCCAACGCTATTGTTGATGCTCAGGCTGCTCTCGCCCCCCGGCACCGTAAATGTACCGGTTCGGTGTGACCCATTGCCCACCACCACTGCGTTGGCCGTGTTGGTGGTGATCGAGCAGAGCATGTCATCGTCATCGGTTACGGCGGGCCCGCCATTGGTCGCCGAGGCATCGATTGCCCCACTGCCGTTGGTCCCGGAGGTATCCACCCCGGTGGCTTTCCAAATCACCAGCCACGCCGGTTTGAGATTACCCGTAATCGTGACCGTGATCGTGCCGCTGCTCGGGTCACTGGTGCTCAATCCCCGCCACAGCCACGCCTTCATTTGCCCCTGCGCGTTGGCTAGGCTGGTCACTTCTGTCCAGCTTAGCCCGGTGCCGCTGATACTCGGGGTGATGCTCGTTGTGCGCATCACCAAAAAGACGCACCACAACTCATTGGCCGCGGGGTCAACCGAGACCGAAGAAGCGATTGAATTCCCGGTCGTTATGCTGTTCTTATCGACATAGGAAACTGCAACCGCCATGACCCCTACCTATTCTTTGGCCTTCTGCTTCATCATCCGTTCAGTCCGCTCTAGCCGTCGGTCGTCCGCCCCGGCCACCCTGGCGGACGACCACACCGCCACCACCGCCACCAGGATCAACAGCAGGCCCGCCCCACACACCCACCACACAATCCCGTCCACGGCCATCGTTCACCGCCCTTTGCGCCGCTTGCGCCCAGCAACCTCCAGCGGCTCCAAGATTGCCTTCTCCTCGACCAGTTCCACCGCCGCTTCTGCCGGCTCCACTACCGCCATCTCTGCCGCCACTCTGGCCCGCTTCATAAAGATCAGCGCCTCTGCCAGTTGATCCTCAACCTCCAGGACTTCCCCAGCGTCGTGATGCACACCCTCCACTAGCGTGTTTCGTACCAACTCAATCCGCATCCCCAACCCTCCCAAAATCGAGCAAGGAAAAGTAAACTGGACCCCTTCACAATTCCCTCCCTGTTAGGGGAGGGTTAGGGTGGGGTTTACGTGGTCAACGCATCCAACATCGCCGCAAAGCTCTCCGGGTGCCGCACTGCTAGATCCACATCCTGCAACGCCACCACCCGCACCGTGCCCGCCGTCGAACCGGTATAGGGGTCAACCAGAATATCCAGCCCACCCCACAGGCCGATGATCAGATCCGCCCAGTTGCCAAAGAAGATCGCCGAGCAAACCCCCGAGCTGCTGCCCTTGGTCAAGGTGCTGCTCACCTGGTTGCTGATATAAGCCGAATAGCCATTGATCGGCTGAGCGCCCTCGGCCCACAGGAAGAGACCCGTATTGCTGGCCTTCTCCACCTGCTTCAGCTTGCCGCGTACCTTGGCATTGGTGATATAGGCCAGCCGGTTCACATCGGCGTTGTCAATCGCCACTTCCGTTTCCAGGCTCACCAGGTGCGACCACGCTGGCGCCAAACCGTTGGTGCCGCCCGCCACCGAGCCAATCCCCGAGGTGGCCGCAATGCCCGTCGGCTGGTTGCTGGAGCCAGTGCCGTGCAAGCTGGCCAGGTCAATCGCCAACGCCAGCACCGTCGCCAAATCCGTGCGCACAAAGGCTTCCACATCCAGGCTGCTCTGCATCAGCAAGCGCCGACTGATGTCGGTAAACGCCCCCACCGTCTTGGGCGACATCGTCACCTGGTCAAACGCCTGTTGGCTCTCCGTCGGCGCGCCATTTTCCGCCACCCAATAGGCCGTGGCCCCACCCGTCTGTCGCGGGATCGCAATGTTGCCCATCAACCCGCTCAGGATCGTCGCCCCGGCTGCGCGCACTACCATGCTATTGCGCAGCAGGTCAATAAACGATTGCGCCAACAACTCCGTCGCTACCGTATGCCCACCCGCCGTGGCCGTCCCCACCAGCAAGTCACGCTGTGCCCAATCCGCCGGCACAAAGAAACCCTGCGGTTCCCGCCGCAACTGCCGCGCCACCGCCACGCTCGCTTCACGTTCCAGCTCAGCCCCGCGCCAGTCATTCTGCACCGACGCCCAGATCGCCCGAACCAGGCTATACTGCTGCACCTCACGGGCATTCATCCCGATCACCGCCGTCGCCGCCTGGCGGCTGTTGGCGGCCAGACTACCCTCAGCCTGTTGCAACCGTTCCTCGCGCTCAATGTTGGCCTGCAGCTTGTCGGCCTGCGCCAGCAAGGACTTATACTGTACATCCTCTTCCCCACTGAGGTCCCGCTTTTCCCCCTCAGCCTTATCCAACATCCCCCGGGCCTCCGCAAGCAGCTTCGCCCGTTCTTGCTTCCATTCCAGAATCTTGTTCATCGCCTCACCTTGTCGCCTATCATCTTGACCCCGCCAACAGTCCCCTCCCTGTTTGGGGAGGGTTAGGGAGGGGTTGTTATATTCGTTCCAGCAACTCCAACCGCCGCCGCTGCACCTGGTGCGCCCGCACCGGCTCAGCAATCGTCCCTTTGCCCACCAGGTGCGCCCGCACCCAATCCGGCATGGTTGGCATTGCTTCCAAACCCTGTTGCCCCCGCAGCCCAACTTCCGTCTGCGGATAAGCCGGAAAGACCACCGGCGAGATCTCCCACAATTCCCCCTTGCGAATCGTGCGGATCAGCTGCTCATTGCTGTCAATGCTCCAGTCGTCTTCCACCGTCACAAACCCAAAGCTCGTCTGCGTCACATCACCCCGCCGCAAACTGGCCACCGCATCATTGCCCCAGCTCGTTGCCGGCGGGTCATTCTCAAAGCCGATCCCGCTCTCATCCTCACTCAGGCGCAGTGTGCCATTGCCCGTGCGCCCCAGCGGATAATCCGTGTTATGGTTCCACAAAAAGCGCACATCGCGCTTAGCCATGGATTCCGTAAACGCCCCCGGGCTAATCTGCTCGCGAAACATCCCCCAGATCACCACCGAAAGCTGGTTATAGACAATCCCCGTCCCCGCAATCGTGGTTTTTTCCCCATCACTCACCCGCAGTTCAATCGGGTAAAGTCGCCGTTCCAGCTTCACGATAAATGTCCTCCCATAATTGCATCGCCAGGCTCTTCACCAGGTGCTCTTCCCGCTGCCCCAGTTCCACCGCCAATTGCCCCCGTTTTTGCGCATTTTCCAGCCATTCTCGCCCATTTTGCGCATAAGTCCGGGCAAATTGCCCCAAAATCGGCTCAGTTTGCCCCCAGGCCAGCCCCAGCGCCTCTTCCTGCGCCCGCACCACCGGCCCAAGCACTTCCTGTGTCACCGCCACCAGGTCACGGTAAAAGTCATCCGCCCAGCCCAGCAGTGCCGCGCCCTGCTTACGTTGCCGCCCAATGTCAGCCACTTCCCGCCGCACCAGCCGCCGCACCGCGTCTTCATACAGCCCCAGTAGCCCCCGCTGCCCTGCTTCCGGCTTCGGCTGCGCTTCTTCTCCCCTAATCGGCGTCATGTTCAGCGGCTGCAGATAGACATCGCCCCCATCTACCGGGTTCATGTCTTCCATCTCGCGAATGTCGTTGGTACTCAGCCAGCCATTCTGCCGCCCAATGCTGTAAGCCTGGTAGCGGCTGGTCGTATCCCCTCGGAGAAGGGCCTGCACCAGATATTTGATCAGCAGCTTCTTCCGTTCGCTGCCTACCAACAGATCCCGCCGCATAGCTTTTTCGTCGCGCACCATCCACGGAAGAAGCGAATGCGTGACAAACTGGATGCTCAGGTGCTCAATATTGCTAAAAGTGGCATGGTCCAGATCGTTGACCATATGCGCCGGCACCCGGAAGATGCGCGCCACCTCGGCCAACTGAAACTTGCGTGTCTCCAAAAATTGCGCTTCTTCGGGCGGGATGCCGAGCGTTTCCATGCCCAGCCCCTCTTCCAAAATCTTCACCCGGTGCGCATTGCTTAAGCCCTGGTGTTCCGCATTCCACGACTCTTTCAAACGGTTATAGGCAGGTTCACTCAATACGCCCGGGTGTTTCAGCACGACCCCCGGTCTAGCCCCATTGCTGAAAAAGCGCCCCCCAAATTCCTCCGTCGCCAGCCCCAGGCCAATCGCATTCATCGCCAGGCGGATCATCGAAAGGCCACGTAGCCCATCTATCCCCAACCCCCGCAGATGATGCACCCGCCACGCTGGTAAGGTGATCGTCTCATTGCCCACCTGCGTCATATAATACAGATTATCTTTGTAACGCACCGGCTCGGTCGCGGCTGGGTTCAGTGGCCACAGCCCCAACACCTCACCCTCGCCACTCCACTCAATCTCGCTATAGCTATTGCCCCACAGCAGCGCGTGGGCAAGCTTTAATTCGCGATACTCAAAACTGGTCAACTCCGGGTTGGCCTGGTCATGCAACAGCTCATACAGCCCCAAATCCGTTGCCCGCTGCCGATCGCGCCCCCGCTGCCGATAAACGATCAGCGGCAAACTCGCCAGTGATTCCGTGATCACCCGCACGCACGCCAGCACAGCCGTGTTGGTCAGCGCCGTGCTCGGCGTCACCGTAGCGCCCGCCACACTCTGCGCTAGCCCCACGCCCAGCAGCCCGCGTAATCTTCCCGGCTCCAGCCGTTTTTCTTTTGCAAACAGTGAGCGCACTAGCCCCATAGTTAACCGCCAGCGTTATTTTTACCCTGTTGATAGCTGATGATCAGAGAAACCATGACAAAGAGCGTCCCCACATAGAAGATCAGCCCCGTCACGCCCCCCACTTGGTAGACCGCCACACCCAGCAGCAGGAGACCGATCACCGCCAACAAGTCCGCCCAATCCAGCCATTGCCTCAACTTTTCCATGCTGACACCCCTGCCACAAACAAAAAACGCCACCCGACCATTGCTGGCCGTAGTGGCGTCGTGCGCTCTACAACG